TAGGTCTTCTAATTTACCTGTCCGAATTATTTTTTGCTCAATATAAAGACCCGCAGCTTTACCTCGTGCAACTTCAGCATTAACTGCAGCTGACCAAGCTTTCTTATCTCTAGCTTCATCTCTAAGCTTACCTAATTCTGCAATGTGATTTCCAAATGTAACTTCGTATTGTTTTTGCCATTCTTCTCTAAGCTCACCAATATATTGAACTACAAGTGGATATCTTTTTGGATTCTGTAATATGCTAGCAGCCTGTCTTGCTGAATCTTTTGCATAGCCTGCTTCAATTGCACATTGAGTAGCATTCATTCTACCTTGTTGAGATATTAGTAAGTTAGCAAATTTCATTTGCTGTTCAGTCAGTTTCTTCGGTAGTCCCATTTTGCTCCTTGTTAAAACCTTCCATTAGTTCTTCATGTAAAGTCTTTTCTTTTTTGCCAAATATTTCATTCCATCTTTTAGAATATAAATCATTAGTGGGTCTTGACCTTCCATCCCATTTTCTTGCTTTATCCTGCGACATTTTGTCCTCCGTTATGGTATTGATATTTAGCACAACAATGATAATATATCAATAGTTGTTAGGGCAAAATATAATTAACCAATTGTATTCTGGTTCTACCTAATAACCTTTGTGTTGTTGATTTGGTTGGCGTTCGGCTTACGAAACTCTTCGAGTGGATACTGGGGCGCCAATTTAAAAATAAGAAATTATGAATGGAAGACTACTTAGACAGATTTTAGATAAGATGATGAAGGGCAATTTGCAGACAGGTAATGCAAGAGTCCAAGTTTGTTTGCCTGATGGAAAATATTATGACATTTCTTCTTTACAATTGATGGAAAATAAAATATTGGGAGCAAGAGAGACACACCGACTCGTCCTTACTGTCAAAGCAGAAACATGGAATATGGGTAAAGTTTTGAAGAAGATTGGCTAGCCTGTTAGTCTGAAAATTTAATGAAACCCGAAACCAAATTTTATGGACAAGTTAAAAAATATATTACAGAAATATCCTGGATTAGGATTGAAAACCTTGCTGTTCCTGGTACTCCCGATCTATTGGGCTATAATAATAATTGCATCTTTTTCACTGTTGAGCTGAAATATACAAAAACAAACAAGATTACCTTTTCTCCACATCAAATAGCCTTCCATGTGAAGCACCCACTCAATACTTTTATCCTAGTTTTTGATGCCTCTTGCAAGCTTCCAAAACTTTATGAAGGAAAAGACATAAGGGACCTGGTAGCCGGAGGCCTGAAGCTTCCCCCCAAAGTATCCGGGTTCAAAGAGATTAAAAATTTTTTAAGTACGCTTGATGCTTGATGCTTGAGCCTTGCTGCTTGACGCTTGATGCTTGTGCTTCACTTTACCACTGCGACAATTTGACGCAGCTTGTGGCTTGACGCTTGATGCTTGATCCTCAGCTTCAGGATTCAGGGAGTCCCGGATCTTTTTTAAATTTTTGTAATAGTTTGGATGTTTGAATTCGAACATTTTAGTGTTTACCGTATACAACGACTTTTACATCTTTATCCCAACATTGTCGACAGTCTTTACACTGGCCGCTTTGATCAGGAGCTGGACACGTCCGCGCTTCACCAGTAGTGACTCCGGACTCATGACTCCAGGCGCTGGACGCTGGACCATCTATTTTAGATCTTGATAATCTTATCACCAAGTTTGCAGGAACCTCTTCAGGGTCCGGCAAGAACTGACGCTCTTGAGTTGGCAGCCAGTGTTTGGTATCCGGCGTTAACCTGCAGACCTCCAAAATTTTGGCCATGTGTTCGCTGCTCTGTACGTCTCCGGCGTCATGCCACCTGAACCATTTTTGATTTTTAATTTTAGTCACCATCGCTTCAACCCATAGCGGGTTTTCAATTGCGTCCAACCTTCTATACTGAGCTGCTTTAATTGCTGGATACCTTGTATAGTTACCCTTCTTAGCATAGCAGCCAAAGCACGGTGTGCCAGGAATCTTAGCAAGCTTTTGTCCAGTCTTGCATGCCCATGCTGGTAGACTATAAGACAGCCCTGGCATCTTAGAAGTTTTAGTGAATGAGTCTGTAATCTTTAATGCATCTTTTACTAACATATTTTTATACCTTTCGTTGAAATCTATTTTTAACACGAATGCCAGGTGATTTGAATCTGACAGATTGACGCGCGACATTTTGTCGCAGCTTGTTGCTTGATGCTTGAGGCTTGTTGCTTAATTCTTTAAAGAACTTCCTGCAGCTGGCAAGGTATGCCGGCGGCAGGCTGCCATGATCATCAGTAAACCATGGCAACAAATTATTTTTATTAACTCTCATTTAAAACATCCTGATCAATTAAGTCCGGGTCCAAATGAGCTTCCTCCCAAGAAATAATTTTTTTAAGAAGTTTTATATATTCGGACTTGGTGCAGGTATCCAGTTTCTCTGTTAACTCGGATCTCAGTTCGTCCAGGTCCATCGTTGGTAGCGCCGTCTTCAACGCTTTTAAATTATTGAGCAATTGAGTCTCAATTTTTTTGTCTTCGTCATTCATATTTATTTCTCCTGTATGGTTTTATTATAAACATCAATTGTGTCAAAAGCTTGACGCTTGATGCTTGGTGCTGGCCCACTGAAGCCGTCCGGTCATAGCAGGCCAAAAAACAATGATCAGTCACTATGCTACGTAGGGGAGGATCTTCTCACGCGTTATACAATCCCATACCGCCCGGTATCGCGCCCTATGTTATAGTGTTTATCTCCACAGTCATTAATGACTGATCCCAGATCCATCAGTATTAGCCGGAAACCGTCTAGAACTCCGGAGGTGTTACTCCCCAATGGATCAGGGATCAGTGGGCTTTACTCGGAGTCAAACCTTTCAAGCCATGATCCTACTTGCTTTTTCTGGTGCAAGTCCCATGAGTCAGTTATTATCAAGGCTCTTTAATTGACTCAGGAGCCTATGTTCGAATAATATCACATCTCACTTTTAATGATATTCTCCAAATTGTCGCACCAATCAAATGATGCGAAATTTTTGCTTTTTATATAAAACAAAAATGGTTCATAATTTTCCTCATCTTCTATTGAGGGTTCATTATATAATTCTAAACAAGTTTGGTATTTATCTAAATTAAACTCTGTCATTATTTTTTCTCCAGTAATGCAATTCTTTTTTCTAGAATTTTAATATAATCTGTATTAAGTTTAATCATACTCATTAGTTCTTTCATTAAGTCTAATGTATCTTTAACACTCATCTTAACATCTTTATTCATAACTTTCTCCTATTTTTGTTATGCATTAATCATAACACAGGACAATCCCAGTTTCAAGAAAAAAATGCAGGTGCGACAAAAATGACCAAGTCAAGAAAAAAATGCAAGGTGCGACAATATGTCGCAGGTGCGACAGTATGTCATGTACCCGAACACATGTGTTTTTGATATAATAAAAACAAATCAACAAAGGAGTAATATATGTCAAAGTTAAGATTAAATACTGAACTACGAAACAAGTTGTTCAATAAAATAAAAAATGTGTTTGAGAATGAGAACACACAAGAGAAAGAGGCTTATCTTCAAGCAAGAGAGAATGTTGATGTTGAATACACAAAAGCATTTGAACTTGCAACAGATATTGTTGAGAGGTCTTATCCACCAGAAGATGTTAAAGTGTTAAGACATTTTAAATCTAAATATGGTAGTCCATGTGATGTGGTTGCAAAAGATAAATGTTTTTATTTTGCTCACACAGAAGATATTGACGAGGACAATGAAACTAAAGAAACAAAATCTCATTTTGATTTTGGTTTGTTTGGTAATCTAAATGGTAGTGAATACTCACATGATGAGGGTAGAAAGTTTGCTTATGCTTATTATAGAGATGAGTTAAAAACAAATGGATTAAATGCTGATATCCTTGCACAACAAGAGGGCAAACAAGACAATCCTCATAAGACTAAACATCAAGACGCAAACGATAAGTTTCTAGGTTATCAATCTAGTTATGGGAATGATGATAATGTTGGTATGACTAAAACTTTTAATAACCAATACTTACTTGATGTAATTGGAACTTCATATTGTAGAAGTAGAACTATCGCTTGTACTAAAGATGAGTATGAGAGATTAGAACAATGGCGAGTTGCTAAAGGTAATCTAGTAGTAGCCCACCAAAAATGGATTGATACAATCAATAAACAATGTGATGAGTTGAAGATTGGATTGAAAGCATACAGATACATGAGTGAGGCTATTGAGTTAGCTGACGCACTTGGTATCAAAATTGATGAGGCAGAACTTGTTAGAACTAACTCAACAGGTTTGACAATCTATAATCCAACTAATCTTGCTGACAGAATAAAAGGCATGAAAAATAAATCCATGACAAGAGAGCAAAAAATCTTGTTAAGAAAACAATATGAACAATCTGTAAATTAACACTTGACAAAGGGACTATTCTATTATAGGATAGTCCCATAACATATAAAGGAGTAGAAAGTATGAAACTAGAAAACAACGACACATTTGCAATCACATGGAACGCAGAAAAATATAAGAATAGAATATTTAGAAAAGCGTTATGGAATGATAAATGCAAACAATGGATAGGCAAACAAGGTAATAGATTATTAACTTACTTTGACCTTGACGCAAACGATTATAGAACTGCCAAAGATTATACAATAATCTTTGACCAAGAAGATAAGAGGGTGCAGTAATGTCAGAACATGTTTGGTGCCATGGACCAAATTGTCACACCTATCACACAGTTGATAGGGTGCGTGGCAGTAAAGGTTCCAAAGTTTTAAGAACTAGAAAAATAAAATTTTATGAAAGTAGGTATAATAACTTTTATAATTATTTTTGTAGTAATGGTTGCTATAATGATTTCGCACATAAATATGTGCAACAAATAATTGCCATTGCACCCAGACGCGAGCCACTTGAAACACCGATTGATAGGGTGGAGAAAGTTAAACATGAAAACGCTTATCATTCATGGACAGAAACAAGGATAATACCTAGAGAGGTGTGACAATTTGGACAATGGCTCATGGTTCAGGAATCTGGTATCATGGGTCATTAACAACAAAGGAGAAATATGAGTAACTTAAAACTAGTAGTAGACAACCAAGACAAAACACACAAGAGAGTAAATAGATTCAGTGGTGAATCTATAATGCTTACAAGAGAAGAGGCTAAGAAACATGACGCTATATTCTATTATGAATATATGGCAACTGAGGAAGATAAAAAACTAGGCTATGGAGGTTCTAAACTTTGGGACAAAGTGAGAGCCAACTTAAACTGGTTCAGAGAAAACAACGCTGACGCTTACATGGTTTTGCTAGACTAGTGTCAAGATAATATTACAGGGTGCGACAAAATGTCGCACCCAAACACAGAACACATACCCTCCTATGTGCGTTGCAATGTCCTGCGACAAAATGTCGCAGGGCAATAGAGGTACCAAGCCCAATGCAAAATTTGCAATTTTTTAAATAATGAATTAAGGTACAAATAAAAAGGGGTCCCTACGATACGTATTTAAACAAGGATTTAGATATTCATAAGCGTAAAATAGTTACTCTTTTTAAAACACATATCAAAAAATTTTTTAGAAAATTTTTTTCGAATGCACTATGGATATAGAGAAGTTAAAAAAGTTTGAGAAATTACCACCTGATGTAAAAAGACAATTAGCTATTTATATGGCTAAATGGAAAGATAAGAAAAAACAAGCTGATATTAAGAATGACTTCATGGCTTTTGTTAAACATGTATGGCCAGATTTTGTAGAAGGTAAACACCATAAAGAAGTCGCAGAAAAATTTAATCAGATTGCTCAAGGTAAAACAAAAAGAGTAATTATTAACATGGCACCTAGACATACTAAATCTGAATTTGCATCTTATCTATTACCCGCTTGGATGGTAGGTCGTAATCCTAAATTAAAAATTATTCAATCAACTAACACAACTGAATTATCTGTAAGGTTTGGTCGTAAAGCAAAAGCTTTAATGGATACACCTGAGTATAAAGAAGTTTTTGAAACTAGATTAAACCCTGATTCCCAGGCCGCTGGTAAATGGGAAACAGAACAAGGTGGAGAATATTACGCTGCAGGTGTTGGTTCTGCAATTACTGGAAGGGGTGCTGACCTATTAATTATTGATGATCCACACACTGAACAAGATGCAATGAATGCTCAAGCTTTGGAGCGAACTTATGAATGGTATACATCCGGTCCTCGTCAACGTCTTCAACCTGGTGGAACAATTATTATTGTAATGACTAGATGGAATGAAAAAGATTTAACAGGAAGATTAATAAAAGCACAAAAAGAAACTAAAGCTGACAAGTGGGAAGTCATAGAATTTCCTGCAATCCTACCTTCTGATAAACCCCTGTGGCCGGAATATTGGAAGCTAGAAGATCTAGAAGCAGTTAAAGCTTCGATCCCATTATCAAAATGGAATGCGCAGTATATGCAAAATCCAACTGGAGATGAAGGTGCTTTAATCAAAAGAGAATGGTGGCAAGATTGGGAAGGAGACATTCCTCCTTTAGAACATGTTATACAATCTTATGATACTGCTTTCATGAAAAAAGAAACTGCCGACTACAGTGCCATTACTACTTGGGGTGT